GCGCAATGAACATCTGTAGAGTGATCGAGCCAACCGAAAAATCTGAGCGGTTGGCTCGAGCGCTTGTAAATTTAAAGCGAAATTATAATAATCATGATCAAAAAAGGCAGGCCAGGTCTATCGTTTTTTTGGAAGAGGCTCCTAAGCAAGAGGTTGTCCAAAAGCACACGAATCACGTATGTAAGGCTACAACTCTGAAGGGTAAGCCGTGTAGCTTTAAGGCGGTGTGTGGTGGGTATTGTAAAAAACATGGAATATCCATGGGTGGTGTAAGTCTTGGTAAAAAAATAGTCGTTTAATATAAATGTTTGATCAGGACACACTTAAACCAGTCATCATATCTATGATCGTTTATATAGTCATCGCGAAGGTATTACCGGATCTTATGAAGAAACCCACGGGTATAAGCTTCATAGATGATATCAATTCCATGTTAATCTCCCAAAAGGGATCTATAGGTTCAGGTGCTCTCCTCACCGGTCTCGTCGTTCTCATCACCAATTACATTTACGAAGAATTCTCTTAAAACGTTTTCACGATTTACAACTTGTTTAGTAAAATTGTGATCCATAGTATATACCTTGTTCTCGTACGCGTGTTTCATGAACTCCAAGAGTTGATCGAAATTGGGTTTCCCCCAAATCATTCCTTTTTGAAATAGGAAATCGTCATTCTCCAATTCTTGAAGTTCACAATTAATCATGTAAGGTGATTTGATATATTCAGAAGGTCCTCCAAAATCTGTTAAGATGACAGGCTTATCCCGAATCGCCGCTTCTATGGCTCCCATACCAACACCTTCAGATTTGGAAAAGTTAACATAACAATCACACCTTCTATGTAAATCGTCCATTTCATGACTATCTAGCATATTGTTTATGACTTCAACCCGGGGAAGTCGAATATCTACATCTTGATTACACGTAGCTTTGACAACTAAACGAGTGTTAGGTTCATTTAGACGAACAAATGCTTGTAAAATTTGTTTGAAATTTTTGCGATCGTCCATGATGTTGCCTATATGATAAAATACATAAGGTTTCTCTCGTGGTTTAGGTATATGTGCGTGAATGACATAAAAGTCATTTTTTGGAAATTGCCGAGACAGGACGGATTTACAGAATTCACTGGGTACAGCAACACGATCAAATTCTTCCATGATCATCCCGTAATCTTCATGTACCGTGGTAGTTTCACAAACGGTCATACAAGCTAAATGCTTTACACGCGTTTTTGCATACTTGGCGTATTCTATATGTTCTTGTAAAGGTAGTAAAAATATCAGGCCGTATTCATCTTCGGGTATTTTACTCCCTATTGTGAAATACGAAGCATCTGGGAAAATTTTGGTATATTTATTCGCATGTTGACCTATCCCACTTTTTAGGGATGAACCAATGAATAACATTTAGTATAAAGATAATCTTACTTTTATATATATAGCAATGGATTCTTTACGCGATGAGATCGAACAGGAAATGAAAATTCTCAACCTCGATAAAAGGCGTCTTTGTAACCTTCTCTTAAAGGTTCTCGATGCGTCTGAATTAGGTGGTTCTTCCGCGATGGAGGGTGCCCGTGGCGCCCCAGGTCCTCCCGGCCCCCCGGGACCCCGTGGTCCTTCCGGGCCTCAGGGCCCACCCGGTGCGAGTGTTGCCCCCGCAGCCAAGTCGGATGACAAACCCGCAGCCAAACCTGCGGCTAAGAAGGCTGCCAATACTCCAGCTAAGAAGAAGGCGTTAACCGGAGTTTAAATAAAAATAATATATCGGGTTTTAAACCCTAATATGGACATGAATGTCCCGACACTCAGTCAGGAAACATTTCTATATTAGAGTTGATTTATTTATCACCATAAATTTGTAAAATATCTTTTACTATAGGAGATCTTTCTATATCTTCATGACTAAAAGTTATACACTCTATGCGTTTATAATTTGTCTTTTGTATTTTTTCATAAATATCTTTTAATCCGTTATCATCATATTTTCTATCGTGTTGATTTAAATCACCTGTTATTATCATTTTACTATCATTACCTATACGAGTGAGAAGCATTTTCATTTGATTGGGGGTACTATTTTGCATTTCATCCGCTATGATAAAAGCGTTCTTAAAGGTTCTTCCTCTCATATAAGCTAATGGGCATATTTCTATTATTTTTTCTTTAATCATATTTCCTATTTGGTATTGACTATAAAATTCGGAAAATATATCCATGATGGGTCTCGTCCAAGGATCCATTTTTTCTTCCAGTGTCCCGGGTAGGTATCCTATATCTTCTTCGACAGACACGGCTGGGCGTGTTAAAATTATTTTATTGAAATCGCCGTCATTTAAACCTTCTATAGCGGCGTAACACGCAAGCATAGTTTTACCAGTTCCAGCAGGACCTATGGCGAATATCATGGGTTTACATCCGTGTAAAACTCGTTGATAATCTTTTTGGTTATCATTTTTTGGTATAGCTGACGGAATTGGTATTTCTATGTCGAATTGTATATCTTGATATTCTGTTTCAAATGAACACGGTGATAATTTTTCTCTTTTTTGCTTCTTACCTCCCATACTTTTTACTCAGAAGTTTTTGGTAAATTATCCACCAAGAGTCTCGCACTGGGATCTGTTATCTTTGTCCATTTCGGTCTCCATATTTCACTTATGAGATGGTTATGATGGTCTCCGTAATGATCCCAAAAAATGATTCTATAAAGAGCTTCTTCTTTCGTTAGAGGTGTGTTATAACCTTTCGATAAAACCCGTGTTTTGCTAAACATTTCATCAGTGATGACCTGTTGTGAATGTGTTTTAACATGATTAACCCACCTACTTCCAACCGCATCACTCATACCATCCTTACGTCTCCATAAAATTTTATCCGGGAGATATCCTGTAAAAGCCTTTCTCAAAATATGTTTTTCTAATTTATGTATTTTTAGTTTTTGATTCATGGACATACAAACTTCTATAAATTCTTTATCCAAAAATGGGACGATGAGATCAAGACCGTGGGCACCGGCGCAACGATCCGCTCGAAGTCCATCGAATTGGTGAATTAGCTTTAGGCGTCTCATGTTTTCGTGAGCAAACTCTTCAACATCTGGGGCGTTGTGAAAGTATAAATACCCTCCTAATATTTCATCCGCACCTTCACCGGAAAATATATACCTACAATTTGTATTCTCTTTTATATATTTACATAACATCCACATAGGTATACTCGCCCTAACTGTAGTCGTATCGTATGATTCTAGAGAACGAATAACATCCGACATATACTTAATACCATCATCAACCGTGAAAATGACTTCTGTATGGTCAGATCCTATATGTTTTGCAACAATTCTCGCGGATTCGAGATCTGGACTATCGTGTAGACCAATTGAAAATGTTTTAATTTTTCCAAGTTTTTTAGACGCAATCGATGCTATGAGACTACTATCCAAACCACCGGAAAGTAAAAATCCTACATCACGATCAGAGTGTTCCAATCTTTTATGTAAAGCTGATTCTAGAGTTTCTTTTACGATTTGACTAGAATCTGTGGTGAGATATTTATACACGTGCCAATATGTATTGTAATAGCAAATAAAACTATCCACGTACGAATCGTAGATATATCCAGGTGGAAATACATGTATTGTTGATTGTAAAAACTTCAGAGCTTTGACCTCACTCGCGAAAGCTATAGATCCTTTATCATATCGAGTGTAAAACAGAGGTCTTACACCTACGGGATCTCTAGCGGCCATGACACGCTTTCCATTCGTATAGACGAATGCAAAATCCCCTTGCATCATATCGACGGTTCTAATTATTCCAACTGATTCGATCATAGGTAACAGAACTTCACAATCACTCTCACTCTTTTCATCACCTGTTGTAAAATCGTTATAATTGTATATTTCTCCATTACATACTAGCATGGATTTGTTATGTCTAAAAGGTTGCATACCATTTTTAGATAAATCCTTTATAGAAAGCCTATAAAAATCCATACGACATTTACCCATAACATCTGACTTATAATCATCCGGACCCCTATGTGTCAGTAAATCTACGGGGACCTCTACTTCTTCCCCGTATAAAGCTAGAATTCCACACATGAATATACTTACCTCATATCCTTAAACTGATTAAAGGTAAACGCAGCATAATTTATAATGATTGTGGATTGTTTTACATTTCACAATGAAGTTGATTTTATCATTAAACGCATGATATATTTAAATCCTGTGGTAGATAAATTTGTTATTGTCGAATCTACTTACACACATAGGGGAGAGCCGAAAGAACTTTTTTTTCAAATGAATAAAGATAAATTCGATGTATGGAAAGATAAAATAATTCATATCATTCTTGATGTAGTTCCACCAGATTCAAATCCATGGACTATGGAAAATATGCAGCGTAATTATATTTTGAAAGGATTGGAAACGATACCTGACGATGCCATTATTATGATTTCTGATGCGGATGAAGTTCCAAAAACTGATATCATCAAAAAACTTCCAAGCTCGTTGGACACCATAAGTTTACATATGATTACGTTTAATTATTCTATCGAATATTTTCAAACATTTGAGAAGTGGTTTGGAACTGTTATTTCTACAAAGAAAAACGTAGTTGACAAAACTCCTCAATATTTCAGAGATAATAGATGGAAATTTCCACATGTAGAATTTGGAGGATGGCACTTCACCTCATTCGGTGATGTAGATTTTGTATCTAATAAAATTCATAATTTTTCCCATTGTAATGACGACGATGTAGACGAAAATATGACTGAAACGTATATGAAAGAAAAATTATCACATAACGGTAAATTTAAATTAACACCTTCACCACCAGAACTTATAGCATCTTTACCGGATATTTTCAGATAAATAACTTAAAAGATCTAACAGCATTTACATATATGCACCCCACACAACTTTATGTGGATATTTGTAAACGTCTCAAAACGTACTTTAAACCTTTTAAAACAAATTTGAAAAAGGTTAGATTTGGACCACATGGGGATGGTGGATACGTGGCTGTAGATATGAAAGAATACGACGCTTTGTATAGTTATGGTTCAAACGATGAAATTGAATTTGAAAAAACCTTTTACGAAAAATACAAAAATCCATGTTATGTTTACGACCACACTATAAAAGAGATAACTGATAAACCTAATTATGTACACTTTTATAGAGAGGGTGTTTCATCTAAAAAGGAGGAAAATTTAAATACTATTGATGCACATATAGAAAATAATGGACACACTGAAAATACTAATTTATTTGCACAGATAGATGTAGAGGGAGCTGAATGGGATTCGCTCATAGCATCTAAATATCTTAAAAATTTTTCACAGATGATCATAGAGTTTCATTTATTTGGAAATCTTCTATCGTACGATAAAAAGATAGATGAACTTTATCAACATCTAAATAAGCATTTCATATGTGTACATGTTCACGGGAATAATTATCCATTGGTTCCTTGGATAGATAATAATTTTCCCATGGTGTTTGAAGTCACATATATTCGTAGGGATTTGGTAAATACTATAGAACCTGAAACTGAACCGTTTCCAATCAAGGGGCTCGACTATCCAAATTATATAGGTCGTCCAGACATGCATATAGATTATTATATCACATAATCCCTGGAACCATTTTGATCTTATTCACGTAGTATATATAACCACCTACTAGAGCTGCGAGTGCCAATAAAATATAATTAAATGATATCTTTTTACGTTTTTTCTCAGTTTCCTTTATAATCTTTTCAGCTTCTTCTTTAGTCGGGAGTCTTTCCACGCTCTGATGTAATTTTTCAATCTTACCTATGAGAGCGTGTATAGCTTCTAAAATCTGTGTTTCTTTGGAAATGGGTGTTTCTTTATGGTCAACGGTTGTGACTTCTAATATCATGTGCCACTTCGTAGCTGGGTTTAGATTTACATAATCCCCGTCATCCTGTTCTTCGAATATTTCAAAGTCTAATTTTTGTATAGACATGGGGTTGAAATAATTTGTTTTTCTGTTGAAGCTTTTCCATTGTTTATCTCGTAAAACAATACCATCCGTTCCGTTAAAGTGTCTCTCCAAAGGTACACGTGCAAAAATATGTCCGTGGCGTTCATCGAGCATTTGCGCAACTTGAGGTATATTTGGACACAAAATATCTACATGTTTTGCTATGTTAGTGTTTAGGTCAGTCGTGGTGGCTCCAACCTGTGTTATGTAAAAATCTACCATCTTTACACCTAACACACGACTGAAATCTTCCACGTGTGTATTTGAAGTTAGTGATAGATCTAGCGAAAATGTATTATTAGTTCCATTTACATAGTTGGAATCGACTACTATGTATTGAACTTTTTTAGGTATATCGTGGATCGACACCATTCTAATATTCTCACAGAAATAAAATTCACCTAAGTTGCGACGATGTTTGTATTTTTATCAAGTAAAAATGGAATTCGGTGTACCGTGTATATCTCCCATGACCCAATTAGATGAATATATCAAGGATAATTTATTTGCTGATGAACTGCGAAAGATGTTTCAAGATATTGCCAACGAGAACGATAAGTTGCGAGGGGAGATTAGCGAACTCAAGAAAAAGGGAAAAGTTGCAAAAGTAAAGGTTGAGAAAATCAGGTGCCCGTGTCAAACGGCTAAGGGGGAACAATGTAAAAAGTTTTGCGCAGAAGGTTTGCAGACGTGTAAAGTCCATGCGCGTCCTCCCAAACCCGCTAAACAGCCAAAGCCTCCAAGAGTGAAGAGACCTGCGTGTACAGGGATCAATATAAGGGGTAATCCATGTCGCAATAAATGTATCGAAGGTGAAACATTTTGTGAGAAGCACGATCCTTCCAAACCTCCGACGACTAAAAAAACAAAACGTCCCAAAAAGAGAGATGTCCCCGTTCATAATCATGCCCCGGGAGAGACTCCGTCAGAACCTTGTACACTTTGTCAAACGCACGGTGATATATTCGATCCGAACGTCATCAACGTAGACTTTAAAGAATCTCAAGGAGATGATGGATTGATGCTAAAAGATAGAATTTAAAACCTTAGTGGATATAAATTGTAATGAAAATAAAAGAAATGTCAGCTATTCGAAGATTAAACGTTTTACAAAATCATTTTAGAAATTTTTCTCCTTTAGCTTTATCCGAGCAAGTATTATTCGAAAATAAAGCTCCTAAAACTTTAGAAATTTTTCCGGAAATTCCTAAAAGATTCTCTATTCATTTGGATATCAATCATGATCACATGTTAATTGAATTTGAAACTGAGAATATGTCTGTACACGACAAAATTAACGTGTACCTAAAATATAAGGACCATGTGAGACAGACATATCCAAATTATATTGTCAAGGAACGACATGAATAATACCTAAGTCTAGTGAATGTTTCATATATTTTATGAAAAATGAAATATTGTACCGTGACGAGTTCTATGTCTAAGAAATCTGTTGAGGTGGATAGCACGAATCATATGTGCGCGGAGAGGCAGTTAATACGAAGGTTATATAGGGAATGTATACGAAAGGGGTACAAGCCACACCAGTTTTCTGATTGGGTTCACCGAAAGTATGGACACCTCATAATATCTAGAAATACAACGTATGGTGCGGGTATATCAATGCCTTGTGTTTTATGTAGAAAGATGATAGAACGATACGATATATGTTGGATGGCATATGATGGAGAGGAATGGGTACATAGTGTAAAAACGGCGGTGCTACCTCAATCTATTCCTACGAGAAAGCAGAAGGACGTTCTCGGTTTTGGAAAATGCACCTAAGTTGTAAAGTAGTATTATTTTTTTGTAAGATGAACATATTTTTTCTTTCATTGAATCCTAAGGAAATCGCCAAACTATCATGTGATCAACACGTCGTTAAGATTCAACTTGAGATTTGTCAAATGTTATACACCGCTTGGTTTTTTTCGGGTCAAGAAGAATACGTCAGAGAACACGCCCCCTTGACGAAAGATGGAAGTAAGCGTGGATACAAACCCGCACATAAGAAGCACCCCATGACCATGTGGATAGGTTCCAGTATCAAAAATTATATGTATGCTTGTGAAATCGGACTCGCTCTCAGTCATGAATACACAGAGCGGTACGGGAAAATTCACACGTGTGAACACCATTTGCGTTGGTTATACGAAAATCACCCATCTCATTTCGAAGAACGTAAAAGTGAGACTGCTTATTATTCTATGGAGGGTATTCCAGAATGTATGCCCGAGCAGTACAAGTCTCCAGATCTTGTATCAGCTTATAAAATGTATTACATAAACGACAAAGCCCCCTTTGCGAGATACAAGTGTGAAAGACCTAGTTTTATGTGTTAATCAAATCTTGAAATGTAATAATATCTTCTGTATCTATCAATTTTGAATATTCAAGTTCGTCATCGTCAAAGTAGAGGGGGTTTACTCCCGCTTCACGAAAAACACGTTCCAAAGTGAACCCCATAGTGTCAAACTCTTTTAAGATAGATCTCAAAAGATCATCATCTAGATTTTCTAGACAAAACTGAAACTTACCCGCGGAAAACTCTAGTCTTTCCGTGTAATTACCTTTGACGAAAACATTTTCTTTTATAAATTCTTTTAGATACGATTCTTTCATAGATTTGATTCCGTAGTCATCTAATAGATATTTAAACCCGGACGAAACCTTTTTAATGAATCGTCGTTTTTTATTCGATAGAGGCATTGTTATAGTATTAGTTAAAATAATATCTCTAAGATGAATTATGAAGATAATTCGAAATATATGTCCACACCAAAAAAGACTTATTCAGTGTAGTGTGTGTAATGGGGGTGGTATATGTATACACGGAGATATAAGAAGTATGTGTCGCAAGTGTGTATATTCTGAAAAGTGTGAACATGGGTATTCTAAAAAGGCTTGTAGTATATGTTCAAATAAATAATTTCTTTGAGTACTATAAGATGGATCGTAAAATTTTGATTCTGGGTATAACCTTGACGGTGGTTATACTTTTTTTAAGTTTTAGGAAAGAGGGGTACGAGGAAGAGTTGAAAGATTGGCAAACGCAAACAGAAACCTCACAAAATGAAACTATCGAAATTCCTCCATCTTTCGATATAGATTCGTTCATAGACAATGTGAGGGGTGTACAGGAAAAACAGGAAAATTCAGATGATGCTTTGGAAGCATTTTTTGAGGCCGCGGGGGAACTTGATATTTTAGGAACATCTTCCGATGATGCCAGTGAGGCGTATGCGACTAATTACAGAAATCAAATCCAATATACTCGGTTACTTATTCAAATTTCACAGGAAAAGAATGAAGAAAGACGCGAAGAGCTAAAAGAACAACTCAGAGAAACGGTTCAAGCACTACACGACGGGCAAGCCATAGCGTCTCAGGGGGGGGAATTTTCTTTGGATGAGATATCTGCATTTATACCCAAGCGTCAGATAGTAAAGGTTAATAATGTTTTAAGTTCTGGTGTTGACTCTGAAAAGGTGAGTTATGGTCCCATCGTTGCACAAGCAACTGGGGAGCCTGAACATTCAACTATTAATCAATATAGAGAGACGGTAAATGTTAGGGTTCCAAAATGTGAAGGAAATTCGTGTTTAACCAAGGATGGCGAACCTGGTTCTTCGGGGTATATAATTGGTTCAAGCGATTCTGATGAGGCATTTGGATCGTGTGCCGTTGATTGTCTTAATGCCGATAAGTGTTCTGGTTTTTCGGTGAAAGAAGAATCCACTGGAGCCTTTTATTGTAGATTAACAAACAATGGGTTTGAAAAGATGCAAAATATAACTACCGGCGCGAATGAAAAGTTGGAACAAGTATACGCTATTCATGAAGGATTCAGTGAGAATGATTGGGTTTCGTATTTGAAGAACCCCTTATATTTCAAAATGTTCAATTCCGCTTTTGATGATAATAATTGTGTTGATGTACCTAATGTCGAAGAGTGTGTTGAGAATGGGCGAAACTCTAAAACAAAAATAGAGAATGATGGTATACCTCGGGATTGTGAAGGTAATTGGGAATCGATCGCGGAAAGTGGGCTGACGGGGTTTCTTTATGATCCAAATGACCCTAAAAAAGATGCTAGATGGGAAAATGGGTGTCCTAGGAATATTCCAAATTATGGTGATAGTATGTCAAGTGGTAAAATTTGTTATAATTACGATAGTGCATCTAATGGCCCCCCGGATCGTTCTACAATTCCTTATTATTATAAGCAATTCGTTCCACTCAAGACAGGTGGGAGTTCACTGGCTAACGGACTGCCTGCGATAAATGGGGGTTCATGCCCTGATGGTTTGGGTATAAAACAAACATGTAAAGACGGAGACGGTGGTGAAGAAGGTTCAGAAATACAAGTGTGTGAATATTCGCATGGTGGGTGGTACGACAATGACCCAGATTTCGCACCTGTAAATTGTGGA